AGCCTAGATCTAGGTTGTCTACCTTATGCGAGGTCATTGGGGTACCGTCCTGTTTTTGAAGAGCGGCGCTTGGCGTCGATGATCAACGCCTGGAGCAGCTTGTGCAGTTGGCTGTCGTCGAGAAAATCCACGCGATCCACCTTGAACATGTGCTTGGCCATGCCATCGGCGTAGGCCCAGGCGCGGCCTGCTTCCGATAGCAGCGCCTCGACCTTGTTCATTTCCGCTTGGCGTGTCGTCGGTGGGTTAGGTGCCTTGCGGCCCGCTTTTTTGGCGGGCTTTGGCTGGAAACCCAGGCGGCGAAACTCATACATAACGCCGCCTACCGTCTTATTCGTGAGTTCTTTGGCACTGCTCACGCCCGCTGTGCGCGCAAGGATGGCGCGGTAGTCTTCATCGGTTAGGCCCAGTTGGGCTTTAGCGATGTGGATTTGAGCGAGTTTGCTTTTGCTGATCATGATTGGCCTCCCATCTGGCGACGCACGGCGTTACACCAGCCGCCACACGGCTTGCCGTGGTTGTCGCCTTCGTGGCACGCAAACACGCCTTGGCGCTTTACGGCGGCGTTGAAGTCGCGCTGGGTGTGCAAGCTCTTGGAAGCGTCGCTACCTTTGCGAGCCGCACAGCCACCGCACATGGGTACCGCACTGTTCAGGGCATCTTCCAGCGCCTGGCCTTCCAGGATGCGTACCGGCTTAGGCTCGTAGCTTAGGCAGGTAATGCCTGCGCCTGGGTCAGTCACCCAGCCACCCTGGGGCCACGGTGTGCCGCTCTTCATTTCGATCATGCCTTCTATGATCTGGCATTCGCCCAGGTGGCGGCACATGCCGCAGAGCATGTCGAACGATTCCTGCCACTCTTCGCCCAGGGGCTTAAAGGGGATGCGTTCTAGGGTCATGACGCCACCTCGCTGGTGGTCAGCGGTAGCAGCTCAAGATCAGGGAAGTGCTTTTTCAGGTGGCTGATCAGCGTGCGGGGACTGTTCCATGTTGGGCTAAATGCCACGGTTTTCAGCTCCACCATGCTGTCGGCCTGTTTCTTGCCAAATATCCGCTTGAGCTGTGGATACTCTTTTAGCTTGCAAAGGCGGTATTTATGCGGACGAAAGAAGCGAGCTTCGGGGTGTTTATGCGTGCCGTTCTCACCCGTTAACATCCACTCTCCTTTGATATAGCCGTTCACGTAGGTCTCAATGACCAACCGCTCCCGCTTGTCTAAGCGTTTGTAAAAGGCCACTTCATAACCGTCAGCGAGGATGTTGGCACCGCCAAAGATGCCAGAGAGCTGCTCTTCCAGTTGCTTCCATTTGTTCATGACGCCACCTCACCGATCTGAGCGTGACGGCTGCCGTTCACACCTTGGTGGAAGCTGACTTTCTTGCCGTCCTGGTAGCCCTGGTGAATGGCACCATGGTCATGGCTGCGCATGCCCTTGGTGTTATCGCGAGCCTGAACAGTCTCCAATGGCTCTTCCCAACGTTTTGCCTTGTAGGCTTCGATGGTGTTTTCTTCGGCCTCACTGCGCTTGTGTGGCAACACTTGGCGGGAAACCTCATCAACCCATGCGCTTGCGTAAAGGTCGCCTCGGCGCACTTTTGTGGCTCGCTTTAGGCGCTTATTGAGGGTGGCCAAGAAGGCTGTTCGGTCGCGTTTAAGCTGTCGACCCAGCACCTCAAAAGCGTATCCAGCCACCTCGGCAGCTCCCCCCACGCCATAAAACTCGACGCGTCCCATCCAGCGCTCACCATCAAACAGCGGGCAGTAAACGACTTCAGCACCAAATGCCCCGGCGACCATGTTGGCCAGCAATGCCACATGGTTGGGAGGTGTCTTTCCCGCGCCCGCTTTGGTGGTATGGCTATCAACGTCACTGATCGCCACGTCGTCGGTGGTTACGCCGTGAATGGCCATTAGCTTTTGCGCCTGACGCATGGCTGCCGCCGCTTCGTTACGGTTACTCGACTTGGCCAGGGCGAGGCACTTTTTGATCTTGCTTAATATTTTGCGGTCCATATTCCCTCCGGTGGCTGCTCATCAGTGCTGGGCCACCACGCCCAGCAGACGCCCCACGCGGGGCGTTTCGCTTAATGGATGGTTGTTTTGGTCGTACCTCCGATTTCTTCTAGCGCCTCTTTAACGGCTAGCATTCCCAGCAGTGCTAACTGGCCTGCCTGTTTCAGCTGTGGCGAGTCGGCACCTTCGCCATTGAAACCTGCATAAACGGTGAATCCGCCGGTTTCGTTAGGCTCGATCGTGATCATGGCCTTGGTACTGGTTTTGGCTTTCTCGCTAATTGGGCACCTCGGTGACTTTTCTTCGCTTCTGCCAGCGCATTGGTGGCACGCACCACGGGCTCGGCATGCATGGTTAGGCCGTCGAGGTCGCTGTCATCCAGCGCGTCTAAAAGTTCTTCCAGCGCCTCTTGCAGTTCCTGCTCGTGGCGCAGGCGGTTGCCGTCAAAATCAACCGCGACGACTGAGCCGCCCTGAAACTCGGTAGCCACGCTGTAGCTTGGCTGGGCGCCTTCGGGGAAGCGGACAACGATGGTGTGTTCGTTCATGCGGCACCTCTCATGTAAGTAATGTGGTAGCGGTAGTGGATGCCCGCCGCTACATCGGAGTGGCGTAGGTAGTCGTTAACGACGTTGACCTTTGGGCCGTACACCTTGCGCGCTACGTTCAGGGCCGCGTCGCGGTGGGTGGTGCCCGTGGCACGCTTGCCGCGCAACGTGCCGACAAAGCCACCTATCGCAGGGCTGACGCTGATTGAACTGGCATTCAATACGGTGCTCATTGGGTCACCTCGTCGGTCATGTTCTCGCTAGCCCAACGCCAGGCGCTGTGCTTCCAGTTGCGCGGCGGCGGGTTTTCCTTGAGCCACTTTTTAGCGGTGGCGGCACTGATGCCGCGCTCCTGGAGCTGGTAGAAGTACTGGCATTTGCTTGGCATGGGTTACACCTCCGCAATGTTCAGACTGATGGGCTGGTACCGCTCGGTTTCGCCGATGCGCTCGTAGATCCGCACGTAGCTTTTTGAGCCTGTTACCTGCACGGCATCGGCGATGGCGTCCATCGCTTTCAACCAGCGCGGATCGTCGAAGTCGTGGCGGCGAAGGGCGAGCACAGCACCGGTGCGCAGGTTGCCTTGCTTGTCGGTGCGGAAGGCGTCCTGCACGATGGTTTTCACCTCGTGACCAGCACCTGACGTCCAATCCTTCAAGCACTCATCAATCAAGCCTTTGGCGGCTTCCAGGCGCTCATCGAAGGTGATGTGATCGGCCACTTGCCGCTGGATTTTGTAGCGGCCATCGAAGCTCAACAGCGTGACGTTGCCTTTCTTGCCGCCCACGTTGACGCCGTACTGCTCAGCGGAGAGCTGCACAAAGGTTTCGATGTCGCCAAAGGCGGCAGCTTTGAACTGTTGGAGCTGGCGGTTCAGCTCAATGGCCTTGGTGACCAGCTCAATAGCGAGTTCATCGCGGGCTTGGTCAATCGGCTTGATGCTTTCTTCTGGGATCAAACGCCCTTTGGCGTCCATCCGGTAGCCGTCTGGGATTTGTTGCGCTTCGTTGGCTTGGGTGTTCATTCTCAGGCTCCTTTGCGGGCTTGCTTGCGTACAAAATTGGAGGCGCCGCGATTCATTCCACGGTTGTGACGGTGGTGGCGCATCGGCTCAAAGGCGGCACCGTTGCGCTGGCTCAATTGGCACACTTCACGCTCAGACTGAGCCACTTCATCACGCCACTGCTCGATCAGGTCGCGCCAATCCCAGCTTCCGGCTTGCGCCTCGATGTCGTCGCTGTCGCTGTGCTGTTCAGATATGGCTGCAAGGCCGGTATCCCAGCGCTGCCAAATGCGCAGCACGGCGGCTTCTTGCGCGGGTAGCAGTGGTTCAGGTTCCAGCGCCAGGCGCTCGAACTGAGCCGGGTTAATCAGGTACTGGGCCAAGGTCACCCCGTGCCGGGCGATCCACAGGCGGATAAAACGGTCGGCGTAATACTCAAGGTGCTCATCGCTGTAGGTTCTCATTGCTGGTCTCCCTGGCTGGCGGCACCTTTGAGCAGGTCACTGAGGCGCTTTGGGGCGTTGGCTTGCTCAGCCGCTTTGGCGGTTTGGCGTTGACCCTTTTGCGGTGTGGCCACCGTGGGTTTGCGGTTGCTCATACGGGCATGCTCGGCTAACACGTCTTCGGTGGAACGCTCGCGCAGTGCCGCTGCTGGGGCACGGTTTGCGGGCTGTTTGGCACCGTTGCGGGCCTGCTCTTCGCGCTGCTTTTCCACTTCACCGGCGTGGCGATCGGCGCAGCGGGCAACCACTTCATAGAGGTAGCCATGGCCGCTTAGCGGCAAACCGCTGGGTGGGCTTTCCAGCATCTGGTCGAGCGCCATTACCCACACCTTTAGCGGCGCTTCCCGCGTGACGCCTTTGCGCTCAATCACGCCGCTGGTGATGGTCTCTTTCAGCTCGGTGAGCAAACGGGCACTTTTGGCGCTGGCCAGGGCACGGCTGGCAGGCCGGAACATGCCGAGATAGCGCACGATGCGTGAGCTGAGCATCGCAGGCATTTCCAGCGCAGCGGCTACGGCTTGGTTGTGTTCGCCCTGGGTAACGAAGGCGGCCATGTCGCCGCTCATGCCGCACTCGGGGCAGGTGGCTTTAAGGGTCATTGGTCTTCTCCCTGCTGGCGGTCGGGGTTGTGCGGGCATGATTGGCAGTGGCGCCACATGCGCATGGCCATGGGGTTGTGGGTGGGCGCTGGGCGAGCGCGGTAGTCGCGGCACTGCTCAACGCTGATGGTGAGTTGCTGTGCGGGGCATTGGAGACCATCCAGAGCCAGCAACACTTTCTTTTCGATACTGTCGGTGGATGGGCTCGGGTAGCGGTTCGCCAGTGCCAAAGAGACCGCTGATCTGGATACTCCAATACGCTCACCGGCCATCTTGCGGTTAGTGGCACGCACTTCATCGGCGAGCAGCGCGATCCAGCGGGGCGGCTCTTCGCCCCAATTGGTAATATCGACGGTACGGGTACGACGAATGACGGCACTCATGGCTCACCCCCTTCGGTTTTGGTGACGCGGCAATACACCACTTCGCCGGTGTTGGGGTCGTAGAGCTGCTTGGTGCGCTGGATCATGGGGGCACGGGGCCCCGTCCAGCGGCTCGACACTAGCCGGTAACGGGTCATTACACCGGGCGACCCTGGGCGAATAATGGCGACGTACTCGGCAGCCGCCAGAAAGCGCAGATATTCGTTGGCAGTGGCTTCGGCGATCTCTACCTTGGGCGTGGTGGCGGCGTCGGCCAGCTCGCGGGCGTTGCAGTCGCCGACGATCTTGAGCGTGCGCCACATCTGTTCACGGCCAAGGCCACCGGTGGGCGTGGAGCCGTCTTTGCGCACACGCGGGGCTTCCACGCCGACATCGCGCACCAAGGTGTAACGCACCGGCTCGCCGCTCTTGCGGGGCTCTTCGAAGCGTTCCAAATACCCGGCGTTTTCCAGGCCGACGAGATAGTCGCGGATGCGACCCTTGGGGACGTTGTCAGGCGTCACAAGCCAGATATCGCGCACCTGGATCGCTGTGCCATCGGCATGCAGGGCGCGGATGATCTCCCAGATCGCCTGGCGGTCGATGCGTGGCCCCTGAGCGTTGAGTTGGGGTTTACGTTTTGCCATGCCTGTCTTTGTCATGATTAGCCCCTCCGCGCCGGTGGTTGGCCGGTGTGGATCTCACGCTCGCCCCATTCACGCAGGCCGACCATCGTCCAGCCGTTGGCGGTAGCTTCTGAATGGATCTGGTAGAGGTTGACGGCGACGCGGCGTAGGCAGCCTTTAACACGGTCGTTTACCGTTTCCAGCAGGTCGTCGTCGATTTTAATATCGGGGTAGCTCTTGTCAGCCAGGGCGCGCACGTCATCCAGGCTGGCGGCCTGTGCGGGCACCCATTCCAATACGCGGTTATGCAGGCGCTCTAGGCGGGCCATGCTGGCGGGCACGCGCTCTTCGCCGATCAGAATCAAGGTGCCTTGGCTGGCGTTATAGATGTCGGTGAGGACGTTGGCGGCGGCTTTGTCGATCACGTACTGGACGTCATCCACAAGCAGCGGGCGGCCTGAGCGTGAGAGCTGCTCGGCGATCTGGTCGACCATCTCCGAGAGCGTTTTCATGGGAATGATGCCCATCTCGCGCAGTACGGCGACCACGAATGCTTTCTTTGTCCAGCTTTCGCGGCACTCAACGTAGTAGGCGCGGTGTAGGTTGGCGGCATAGGCCGCTGCTAGGCTTTTGCCGTAGCCGCTGGGGCCGTACATGACCACCAGGCCAGGCAGTTCTGGCGGGCGGTTGGCGGCGCTTTCAACGGCAGCGGCGAGTAGCCCGACGTTTGTGAGTGGTACAATAGTGTTGACGCTCATAGTGCTTCCTTATCGAAGGTTGGGGTGTCGTGGGCCGTGGTTCAGACGGCCCGTCGGGTGCGGGTGGGTTGCCGCCCACCTGCATCCATTTCTGCATCCATCACCTTGGCGATGGCTTTCAAATCATTGTGGTGCTGGTAGCGGTCGTGCCATTCGCGGGCGGCTTCAGGCAATTCCTCTCCCTGCTGTAACTGTCCATCCAGCTTTTTCCAGAGCCGATAACGCTCCATCTTGTTTTGGGGAATCTGAAAGCGTGTGCCTTGATCCGCTAACTGCTTCGCGTAGGCGCGGCCTGCGGCTGCCTGCTTTTCGTCTGAATAGCTGGCGGCGGGGGTAATGGCGCGGATCTCAACGTCGCTTCCAGTGATGGTTTTCGCCTTCTGCGCCAGACGGTTGAGCTGGCCTTTTTCGCGTTTTTCGGCGGCGCGCTGGATCATGGTTGGTGGCATGGCGGGGGTGGCGTTGCCGTCAAGGATGGCATCGCCCAGGTGTTCGCCTTCCAGGGTGTAAACGCCGACGCTTCCGGTGTCGCGGTAGTCCCAGGCCACGCGGATCTCTTCGCCGTGCATATCGCGCAGTGCATCCAGGAAGTAAAGGCCACCGTTGATGCGCACTTCGCCGCGATTGGTTTTGCGCACTTCCTGCGGGCGCATGAGGGAAGCGACCACATCACTAGGCGCGGTCAGCGCTTCAAAGCCTTCGGCTTCGGCGCTCTTCCAAGCTTCCATAGGGCTTTGATTGCGAAGCCTTCCAGACTCCAAATCGCGCACTTTAGAAAGCCCTTTATGCGGTCGATGGTTATAGACGTTTAACGCTTCGTTTAAGGAATCAAAGAACTCCTGAAACGTAGGTATTAGCGCGGGCTTTAACCCTTTTTTAATATCGCGGCGGCTTAACTTGTGCGCCTTGGTAGACGCTTCTTTATCCATATCCGCACCGATATAGCTGTCCATGGTTTTAGCCAGCTTTACCAAGGTGCTTTGGTGGGCGCGCTCAATGACACCGCGTGCCTGTGAGTTATAAGGCAGCGAGTGGGTAATGGTGCCGCCCAGGCGGTCGACCACTTCATAAACAGTGGCGTTGTCAAAGCCGCTGCCGTTATCGACGTAAAACAGGTTGAACATGCCCACGCGGCTGACGGCATCGCGCAGGGCATCCAGCGTGGCAACGGTCGATTCGGCAAGGTTGAGGGCGAAGCCAACGATGCGGCGCGTTGCCCAGTCGATGATCAGCGTGACCTCTGGCCTAAACGCTTGGCCGGTCAGCGGGTTAATCACTTCGGCATCAAAGGTGTGGCCATCCGCCACCCACACATCGTTC